GACGAGAACAATCCACAACATATCATCATCGAAACGATGGACGACTATTTGCAGTCGGGCGGTTCTGCTGACTGGACAAAGAAACTCGACTACGAAAAAGATGTCGTGCTATACGCTCCAGTTGACGAACAGAAAAAGAGATTCCGATGGACATACAAGGCAGGAGGTGAATATCTTTCGCAGCTATTCGTGACTATTGGAAAGCGTGTGTTTGGTGACTACGAATTGTATCAAACAAACAACGACTTTGCTACGGGTGAGGAAGTAATAGAATTAGGTTTCGCAAGTACACCACTCAATGAGGTTGCGAATACGAACCTACCCATTCCGAAATTCATAGACAGTCAAGGTGCATTTGTGAACGCAGGAGCAAGATGTTTGTATTTGACTGACATTACACCAAACATTGCGGTTTATGATGAGGTAGCTGAAGAAGGTGTCATAACAACTGTCTATTCATTCAGTCACTCGGAATCATTGATTCCCGATGTGGGTAGCAATGACCTAAACTTTGCACCTGAAACTTATCTTCAGCAGTACACTGCCTTTCCCGTGAACAATCTATTCAATCGTTTTTGGCGCAGGTATTATAACGAGATTTATGACGAGCAGTCGCGTATTATGGAAGCATACTTTACGCTTGATTTGAACGACTATAAATCAATCCAATTCAGTGATGTGATATATATCAAGGATAGCTATTGGAGAGTGCTTGAGATTAGTGATTATGTGGTTGGTAAAATGACTAACACTAAGTGTAAGTTAATTAAGATAATAGACATACCTGAAGCTTGTGGATATACTCCATACATATCAATAGCTAATGGTCAAATAATGTTTACAGACGGCACGACTGATAATCTTGCAGGTTCGAAATCTTGCTGCGAGTTGTATGGTTATACTTGGAATGAAGATAGTGAAAAGTGCTACGCTTTTGGTGGTAGCGGTAGACCATCGCAAGTCACCAACGAATCTTTTGAGGCAGTTGAAAAACCAATAGTTCGTGGTAACGGTAACGTGGTAGAAATAGGCAACAACGAATCGCAGGTGCTGGGTGACTTCAACACGGTGAAATCAGAAGCTAGTGGATCGTTGGTTGTTGGTCAGGGAGTGTACGCAAAGCAAAGAGGTGTACACTTTGGAGTCAATCCATCACTAGCGAAATCGCAAGGTGGCTTGTTGTCATTTAGCGGTGCAGGAACTTATCCTGCAAGTGCTTCAAAGATTGAGATTAATTTGAACGGAACAGACACGTTAAATCTTGATGACGGCACGACTTGGCTTTGTGAATTGTCAGTAGTGATGTCGCAGAACGCATCAACAAAGCATAGTGCAATATTTGCATTTTACATTTACAAGAATACAACGGCAGCTGCTAGTGCAGTTACTACTATCACGCAAGTTGGCGGCTTGAATACATTAGGAGCAGCTATTGATGTGATAAGTAATACGGCAGAACATAGGCTATCAATCGGAATGACTGGTGGCAGTGGATATCCATACACTGTTGAGATAAGTGGTATACTAAAATACACTCAAATAAAATGACGAGAATAACAGAACTACACGACAACTTAAACATTATGTTTGACTTGTATAAACAAGGTATAACGGGCGAGACTCAATCTTCAAAGTTTGCAGAGGGCAAATGTCACTTGAAAAATAAAATGAAGTTCAATGCACTCAAATGGACGCTTCAGCTTTGTCCAATTTTATTCATTTTTTATATAATAGTTAAAGCAATAATCTAATGGCAGAAGCAGCAGCAGCAGGTGTGGCAATAGAAAGTTTGACGAAACAATTACGTGCGTTAAAACAAGAACTTGCAACGCTTGACCCTAATACGGCAAAGTTCCAAGAATTAGCAATTCAAGCAGGTCAAGTTAAAGACCAAATCAATGACGCTTCTGAAGCGATGAATGCTAACGCAGGTTCTGCATTCGAGGTTCTTGGCAATAACGCAGGACAACTAACGCAGCGACTTGGTAACTTAGATTTCGAAGGTGTTAGTCAGTCGGCTAAAGCAATGGCAGGAAGTCTTGGTAGAATATCTTTCAAGGATATAACCAATGGCGTTAAATCAATGGGGAGTGCTTTTAGTGCGCTTGGTAAAGCGTTAATGACAAATCCTATTTTCTTGATTGCAGGTGTTCTTGCTTTGATAGCAATGAACTTAGATACAGTCGCTAAAATAATACCAGGCGTTGGTGCGGCAATGGACTCGCTTTCTGAAGCGATTACGGGAGTGAGTGCAGAGATGAACAAGGCTCTTGCTGATTCTAAGAAGTTAACTGAAGAAGCACAGAAACAACTTGACACGACAAGCGCAAGTGAGAACATTTTAAAACTGCAAGGCAAAAGTGAAAAAGAAATATTGCAGTTAAAAATAGCGCAAACGAAATCAGTTATTGACGGATTAAAAGCGCAGATAACTTCACAACAAGCTATTAATACTGCACAGTTTGAAACGGCAAAACGCAACAAGGAAATTATCAAAGGTATCTTGCAATACCTTACTGCACCTTTGCAAGTATTGTTGGCAACAGTTGACCAAGTTGGTAAGGCATTAGGTCAAGACTTCGGTCTTCGTGACACGTTCAATAACAATGTTGCAAATTTATTTTTTGATCCTGAGCAAACAAAAGCAGAAGGCGAGGCTGCGCTTGAAGAACAGAAGAAGCAATTACTTGCTCTTGAAAATAATGTAGCTGGATATCAACTGTCGATTCAAGGTATTGATAAAACGGCAGCTGATAAACGTAAAGCTGAAGCTCAGAAGGCGGCTGATGAACTTGCAAAGATTAATGAAAAAGCGGCAGAAGATGAAAAGAAAAGATTGGAGAAAGCAGCAGCTGATAGTTTGGCTGCTCGTGAAGCGTACGCTCAAGCGAATATGGATGCGCAGGAGAATGAGACACACGCTCTTCTGCAAGAGCAAATGAAACAACTTGCTGATTTTACGGGAACAGAAGAAGAAAGATTGTTACTTGTGGAATCGTTTGCTTTACGTGAGCAGCAGATAATGGAGAAGTATGACCAATTAGCTGCTGATGCTGATGCGAAAGCAAAAGATGATGAAGAAGCAAGAGCAAAAGATGCAAGAGATAAAAAAGAAGCGGAAGATGAATTAGCGGCTGAAAAAGAAAAAGCAAGATTAGAAAAAATAGCTGCGTTCAAAGAAAAATCTATTGCGGATTCTTTTGCTTTAATTACTGACCTTACTAACTTGTTTAATAACGGTAGTGAGAAATCTGCAAAGAGAGCGTTCCAAATAAACAAAGCGACATCACTTGCTCAAGCAATAGTATCAACATACCAAAACGCAACAAAGGCTTACGGTTCACAGTTAATTGTTGGTGACCCAACATCAATTCCTCGCGCACAAATAGCAGGAGGTCTTGCTCTCGCAGCAGGTCTTGCTAACGTGGCTAAGATTGCTAAGACGCAATATCAATCATCTGCTTCAAGTGGCGGTGGTGGTGGTAGTACGGGCGGTGGTGGTGGTGGTTCACTTGGTAGTGGCGGTGGTGGTGCTGCAATGACATCAGTAACTCCTTCATTCAATCCATTAAACACATCGTTCCTAAATAACAGACCAGCGCAAACTGGAGCAGTTCAGGCATACGTGCTAAGTAGTAACGTATCATCTGCAATGGAAGCAAATCAAAAAGTAAAAGACCAAACAGTATTATAATGAAAAAAGAAGTAAGACAATACGACATTGATGAAGCAGGGCTTCTAGGTGTTCAAGCAATTTCACTCGTAGAATTTCCTGCTATCGAAGTAGATTTCATAGCACTATCTGCGCAGAACAAAGTGCAACTATCAACTATTCAAGAAGAAAGAAGAATGGTTTATGGTGCTGCATTGATCCCTGATAAATTGATATACAGAGAAGATGGTGACGGCACACCATATTACGCTCAGTTCACTTCAAAATTAATTGAGAAAGTTGCGCACAATTTCTTGATAAAGAACTTGCAGCATAACCACACGGTTGAGCATACATTTGCAGTAACTGGATTAACAGTAGTTGAATCTTGGCTCAAGGAAGGTGATAGTGATAAGTCAGTAGCGTTAGGATTCGAACTGCCTAACGGCACTTGGTTTGTTGGTGTGAAGGTTGAGAATGACGAGGTGTGGAATCAGGTAAAGGAAGGCAAGATAAAAGGATTCTCTATTGAAGGATTCTTCAATGAGGTGGGTGTTGAAATGTCGAAAACTCAAATTGCAGAAAGTTGGGAAATTGAGATAGAAAAATACTTATCTTCGTTGCAAGGTTAAAGGTTAATTTGTGTTTGTGTTCATTGTGTTAATTGTGTTTTGTTAAGTTAAGATTGAGAAGCCCGTTGCTAATGAGTGACGGGCTTTTCTTTTAGTGTTAATAAATATTTGTCTATTACTTACACGCATCTATATTATCAAGTGTAAAATCAATACAAATGAAAGTAATAGAAACATTGAGTGCTATTCTAAAAAAGCACAACATCAAAGGCGTTCAGCTTTCTGAAGTGATTGAAGTTAAGATGGCGATGGAGGGAGTTCTTGCGGACGGTACGGTGGTGGCTACACCTAATGAATCGTTTGAAGTAGGAGCAGAACTTTACGTTATCGATGCCGAAGGAAATCCACAACCAGCACCTGACGGAGAGCATACGCTTGACAACGGAATGGTTCTTGTTTCTGTAGGTGGCTTCATTACTGAGGTGACTGAAGTAGAACCTTCTGAAGAAGAAATGAGTGCAGACATCGCAGCTACTATCGCAGCAATGGATGAGCAGTTGACTTCAATCAAGAATCAACTAGCAGAAAAAGAAACCGAACTTGCTTCTGTTCGTGCAGAATTAAGTGAAGTAAAAAACAATCTAAACATTTCACAAGCTAAAGCAACTGAGTTGTCTAAACAAGCGGCTGCAGTATCTGTGAAAGAAGAAAAAGCAGTTGTAGAAACTGCAATTAATTTTTCAAAAAAACAAACTAAAAACGACACAATCCTAAAGACGATTATGTCACTAAAAAAATAATAAGAAATGGCTACATCATTGACAATTAGCAGTTCTTCATATGCAGGTGCATTAGCACTTCCATATATCCAAGCTGCTATTCTATCTGGCGATACTCTTGCGAAGGGTTATATCGCTATCAAAGAAAACGTAAAGTACAAAGCGGTTATCAAGAAGCTTTCTTCAAGCGGATTGGTAGTAGCTGCTACTTGTGATTTCACAACTGCTGGTTCTGTTACTCTAGCAGAAACTGTACTTACAACAACTGACTTGAACACAAACGTTGAACTTTGCAAAAAGCAATTCGTTCAAGATTGGGAAGCGTATAACACTGGTGCAGGATTCATCAATGACCAAGTACCAGTTGAGTTTGCTGACTTTATGTTGGCTCACATCGCTGCAAAAGTTGGAGAAGCAATCGAATACAATTTGTGGCAAGGTAACTTTGATGCTGCATCTTCAAATGCAACACCAACTTACACGGCTTTCACTGGTCTTTTGAGATTGGTTGACAACGCTAAGAGTGGTACTCCAGACGTTGACTTTAGTGCTGCTACTTCTGCGTCTAACGTTATCGCTCAAATGCAAAGCGTGCTTGCTGCATTGCCATCAACATTGATTGGTAAGACAGATACTGTAAAGCTTTACGTTAATCGTAAGACTGCTCAGTTCTATCGCCAAGCAATCAACACACTTGGTTTTCAATTTACTTACAACGCGACTGAGAATGCTCCAGTCTTGATTGATGGTTACGAAATCTATGTGTGTCCAGGCATTCCTGATTCAACAATGGTTGCAGGTGAATCTGACAATTTTATTTTTGGAACTGATTTGCTTTCTGATTTGAACGAAGCGAAGGTTATTGATATGTCAATGACTGACGGCTCGGACAACGTACGTGTTGCAATGCGTTACCGTTGTGGTACTACCATCGGTTTCGGTGCAGATATCTCTCTTGGTTACGTTAATCCATAATTGAAATTATAAACTTAAAGAACGGGTGGGCGTTAAACACCCATCCGTTTTTTTATTAAAAAAAAAATACTATGTGTAATTTAACAAGAGGATTTGGTCTTGGATGTAATGATACAATCGGTGGTGTAAAGGCTCTTTATTTTGCTGATTGGGAAGATGTAGTAGCAGGTGTTGCTTACGATGCTACTAGCGGTCAAGTTGAGGTATTGCCTACAATGACTATCTACAAATATGTGCCACACCGTAACACGGGCAACTGGGTTGAAGAAACAACTGCAAACCTTGATACGGGTTCTGTGTTTTGGACATCAACTATCAATGCGTCATTGAAAGAACTTACTCAAGCTAAGCAGCAAGAACTTCAAAATATGGCTTATGGTCGTTGGGTTGTTTTCGTTGAAGATTCAAACGGAAATATTTGGATGGTAGGTGCGCAGGAAGGCGTACTTGTAAGCGGTGGTAACGGCTCAACGGGTGCGGCAAAAGGTGACTTGAATGGTTACACTTTGGTCTTGACTGCTGAGGACAAGTATCGCGCTCCAAGATTGGAGAGTTATACTTCAGTTCCTTTCGATAATGCTACATTTGGCACTATCACAATCGAAGATTAATTCGTAATTTAGTAGCGGACGAATTGAGAGATTCATCCGCTACTTTATATTGTATTTTATATGGTATACTTGTTACCGAATACTGCTAATCAGTCACTATATCTATCGCTCTATGAAGGCAGATATACGTTGGCTGATTTCACGCATTATATGCTCTCAATTATCAGAGAAGAAAATAGCGAAACGGGTGAGAAATTGAATCAAGTTCCTACGGTTATAACTGATGGAAGCGGTTATTCTCACATCACTGTCACGACATCTACACTTACTCAAGCAGGAAGGTATCGCTATGTTGTATATGGACAAAATTCGTCCACAAATATTGATGACGAAGACGCATCAATAGTTGGCATTGTAGAAATTGGATATTTAGAACTAACAGACAACGGCACGTACTACGATGTCGTTGAAACAACTACGGCAAATGACATCATCATTGATTAATAAAATCACTTCAATTAATCTTTCATCAAACTATACTCAGGTGTCTAGTGATGAAAAAGAATCTTCAAAAGGATGGGTTGATTACGGTGATAGAAATGGCTTTCCGCAATACTGTCTTGAACTAGCGGAGCAATCTCCAGTTCACGGTTCATTGGTACGTTCAATATCACAAATGATTGCAGGTAAAGGCATCTCATCAAAGGATGTCGGTACAGCTTCTCTTATTAAGTCTTTAAAGATTGACAAAGCAATAGACAACACTGCTTTAGATTTGGAACTGCACGGTGGTTTCTTTTGGCAAGTTGTCTGGACACTTGGCGGTGAAATATCATTCGTTGAACATTTGCCTTTTGAGAATTGTAGAATAGGTATTAATAGAGAAAGTGGTGATATAAATGGTGTATGGTATTCGAATGATTGGTCAAACTTAAAGAAGCGCAGAAACGCTCCTAAGTTTATTCCATTGTTTTCAGAAACAAGTAAGAAAGAGAATCCGAGACAAGTCTATTTCTGCTTCAAAAATTCTTCGACTGCTAACTACTACGGAAAGCCTGACTACATTTCTTCATTAAACTATATAGAGTTGTCGCGTCAGATAGCTTTATTTCACGTTAACAACATTCAGAATGGCCTATTCCCTTCTATGGTTGTTTCGATGAATAACGGTATTCCTGAGACGCAAGAAGAAATGGATATGGTTCGTCACGACATTGAAAGAAATATTAGTGGAGCAGTAAACGCTGGTAAGTTTGTTTTGATGTTTAATGAGAACAGAGATAGAGCAGCGGAATTTACTCCGTTCCCTATTACTGATGCTGATAAGCAATATCAATATCTTGAAGATGTTTGTACTCGT